CAAGGAAGAGCTTTTTGAGAAATTAAAAGAAACGATAACAGGTACAGCAGTCCTTAATCCTTACTGGGGGGAAGAGGGAGACCAGCAGAAAAAGAACCACTTTCCAGCTGTTTACAATCAATACAGGCTCCCATTTTTATATGAACATATAGTTGCAGGATATTTAAAGCAGTTAGAAGATTTAGAGGTAGAGTATAAGGAAGCTGTATTAGATGGCAATATTGTCTTAGGTAAAAAATTAAGGAAGGAAAGAAAAGTTTTAGTTAGAAAGCTAGCCAGAGCAGAGAAGCTAATTGATGATATGAGTGAAGTTACTATGGATATGAATAGCGAAGGAATTGAGATTCCTGTTATTCAAAATCAAAAAAGAATGAAAAGAATGTCTAATTCTATTAATCCTTTAAATATGCGTGCAGACTCACATGCTTATTACTCATCATTAAGAACAACTATGTCAGCAATAGAAAGAAATAACCTTATAGCAGTAATGATAGAGCAAATTGGAAGAGCTAAATCTAAAGCTGTAAGAAATATGATTATTAACAATTTTAAAGTACCCTTCGCATTTACTAATGTTGAAAGTGGTTTAGGTCCTTTAGATTTTTCAACTGAAAATATAGTTAGTAAATTTGGCAAAGATTCAGAAGGTAATTTTAAGGTTAAACCTCAAGTTGCAGCTGAATGGATGAGGATTATAGGAGCAGGTATAAGCGCTCAAATGCTACAGGGATTTGGAACAGCGATACAAAATATTACAGCAATACAACAAGCAGCTTTTGATTATGGTGCAGGTAGAATGAAGGATGCTTTGTTTGAATATGCAAGTGATAGAGGTAGTCAATGGAGGGAATTTATTCAAAGGTCTGGTGTTCTAGAGTTTAGAGACTTTTTTAGTAAGTCTTTAACAAATGATATTATCAGCAATGAAATAGAGCTTGATGTTCATAATCGTATAATAGGAGCTATTTTAAAATATTATGGATATAAAAAGAAATATAAAGTATTTGGAAAATATGTAAAATCAAAAGGCTCAAATGATACAAGAAGCGAAGCTGAAGCTGAAAACGATTTAAGGAATGAGATAGAGCAAATACTTTTATCTTCTGAAGCGTATGTAAGAATTAGTGAAACATATCGTCCAACAGAAGAGCGTGCTTTAGGAAGAAGTAAAATCTATAAAAGAAAAAAATTAAAAGGACATATACAAAAATACGTCAACTGGGCTATTACAAAAGAATATGAGTTTAGTCCCTTGGTTAAGGAATGGAGTGTTAAAAACTTTTTACCTAAAATAATAGGTAGCACTGCAGGAGAAGCTTTTAAATTTGTTACTAATCAAATAGCAGCCTCTACTAAAGTTCCTTTAACTATGTCAAAAGGTGAAGAATTGATTAGAACAGTTGCTTTTATCATAGGTGTAACTAGAGCTCAGGAACTAGGCATTGTAGAGGATGTTGATGTTGGTGAGTTAAAAGGTAAAGATTTTGAAACAGCTATTGAAATAGGAAGAATGTATTCTCATAATTCTAACTTTGGATTAACTCCGCAAGACGTAGGAACTTTATGGTGGTCTGAAGGTGGGAATTTATTTGGTAAGTTTAAAATATGGTCTGTTCAAAAGTTTAGCAAAGATGTGAACTCATTTAAGAAAGCCTACACTAGTTTAATGGATGTGGAAGATTTGATTACAAGTGTTGAGGACCCTCAAAATAGAAAGAAACTTCGAGAATGGTTTAAGGTGATGAAAAATTTTGGAAAGCAGGTTAAGAAAAGACCTAAAGACCTTCGCTCATCTAATCCTGAATTTGCTCAATTTAGAGATATGTTTATATGGCAGTCGTTTTGGACAATTCTTTTTGATTTATTTTTATTTGGCCCACTAAGCTTACCAGCTATTAGATTTGTTGGAAATAGATTTGGATTGAGAAGTGTGGGGGGAATGAGGTCTGATTTATTAGGATTGATGTATTTTATTCCAGTAGTTATGTTAAGAACGCTGCTTTCTGACGAAGAGGATGATGAGGCTAGATGGGCTTTTCAACATTTATTAAGACATAGTTTTGTAGGATATCTTCCTAGCAAAGGAATTGATATAATTTGGTCTTGGATTAACGTTGCTATTAATAATGATGAAGGTCCTGTAACTGAAGCTATTCATAAAACTTTAGACCCTATAACCCCAGGAAGAGGATTTATTCCAGGAAAAGATTTAATCAAGTGGGGCGTTGATGGTAAGGCTCCTTACTAAAACATATTTATAAAAGTATACCAAGCTAAAATAAAAACCCCTACTGCAATATACGCTTCGTACATTACAGCAAGAGTTAATATTCCGCCAAGGATAAGAAGTAGGCTAAGCTTCAATTTTCCTTGCCATTTTTGCTTTTTCTTTTACTAACCGCCATAATTTTATTTTAGTCATTCCAACAAAATCTTCTAAAGCTAAAGCTTCTATCTTTAAATTTAAAAGTGCATGTTTTCTATCTATACTTGCATTAATCTGCTCTAATCTACTCATTATTCTCCCCTATTAATTTAACAAAACTATCAAACTCTATAGTAAGATATGTCTTTGAACGGTTTCTCTTAAATACAACTACTGGAGCCCTGTCTTCACAATTAGACTCAGCTTGTTCAATAGCTTGCCACATATTTAATCTCTCTACATTCTTGCATTCAAAGCTATACCTTATTTTCTTTTTGGCAGCAGGAGAAAGTTTAATGTCCTCCCCACTTTCTCCCATGATTGCTACCTTTACATCATCTTCTTCAAGAGAAGGAAAGGCTGATAGTAAGTTGTCTCTTACGTAGTTTTGGAGTCTCCTCCCCTTGCTTTTCTTAGATGAAGTTTTCATATTCCTAACCTGTCACAACATTTCTTTATTTTAGGAAGCATTGTAGTTAATGATAGTAATTGAGCTAATGCTTTATTCATTTTAACATAACACTCTTCTACTTTAGCCTCAGCATTCTCTACTCTTATAGTTAGTTCATGCAAATCTAGTGTTTGCGATTTACTTTTTGCTGGGGATTCTTTGGCCACAGGCTTTACATCTTTTTTCTTTTCTTTTTTTACAGGCATTTTTTATCTCCTTGTTTAATTTGTTAATCAGATATGGCAATCTCTCCATATTCTCTTTGTGTGTTCTCTTTTTCATGCTCATCCTCCTGATAAACGATTACATTTTCTCACAATCCTTCATATCCACAGTTATTACAGCGAGCATTACAATCTCTAGGAACTGGCTCTAAGCATTGAAAACATTTACCAAATTTCCTTAATTGATACTTTTTCAAGTTTACCTCACTCTTTGATTGGCTCTTCTTTTTCTTCATACTTTTCTTTGAACTCCTTATAACCATCAGTATCATCTTTATACATTAGATATTGCGCAAATTCATTCGACATTGCATCCATAAACATATGCAAGGTTAATACTCTCTGCTCTAATGCAAATATCATACTCATCATTTCTTTTTTAGTCGGGTCTTTCTTATTTTGTTTAGCCATTATTCATTCTCCCATGCTTCATTTACGTCTTTAGTAGCCTTGTTATCGCCCTTAAATGTACCATCCTTATTGCGAGCTCTCTTGCGTTTCTTTTTAGGTTTAGAGCCATATATAAGCTCTAATATATCATCTATTATTTCTTTCATCTACCTCTCCTATTTCAAAAGTTCTAAGCAATCTATCATTTCTATAGTTTTCTATTTTATAAGGAAATCCATTTGTGTCATAATGATACCATTGCCCCTGCTTTAATTTATGAACTTTGATTCCTCTTTCTTTTAATGTCCCATCCTTATAATATGTCTTTATAAACATAGTGTCATTATTGGTTACTGAAAACTCTGTGATTGCTGCTATTGATAATCCTAACGATAGTAATATGTATTTCATTTTTCTCCTTGTTATGAGTATGGGGGCTTTAACACCCCCATTACTCTTTTCGACGTTTTCTTCTAACTCACGTAACTCATCATTCCATCGACAAGATACGTGTTATGATTGAACGTAGCCATTGTTGGTTTCTTTTCATGCCATAGTACATCAGTACCTGCATTTAAAAAATCCCAACAGCTGCCTCCCTCATATTTTGCTAAATATCTATCTACTATTTTACCCCATAAAGTAACGGGTAGCTCTGATAGTTTATCTAGTCTTAATTCTCTCATCGTCGCCGTTCCAAAACCCATTTCATCCAGTCGTGTAAGATTCTTTGTCATATTTTTAACCTTATCTCCTGAATTTCTTATTATATCAGAAATATTTGTTATCTCTTCATAATAATTTTCATTACTTTTATCATGTTTAAAGCGATACGTATGAAAGAAATGCTTACTTAGCATCCCATTCGTGCACAGTAATCTAACCATAAATAACCTAAAAGACAAGGCCGTACTTCCATCATAACTATTCCAAAAGGAAATACCTAGCCCTACATCATCTCCTGGTTTTACTGCTTGTGTTTCTGATTTACAGATATAGCTATCCATATATCTTTTACCATCCCAAAATCTTTTGAGAGGCTCCCAGTCCAATCCTGTGTCAGTTATTACGTCGTCTGCCATATCTTTTACTTCTTCATTAGGAACAAGCAGATAATTATCACTAACATTACCTACTTCTTTCCATCTATTTATTCTATTATCCTCCTGCATTGTTTGTACTGAAAATGCATTTGATTTTACTCCACCATAAAATAGCGGAACCTTTCTTACTTCTATGTATGGATTCTTTTGTACTTTCATTATAACCCCTTTACGTATGGTTTCTTTATTATATCACATCCTGGCACCTTTTTCCCTTCTTTAAGGTCTTTCAGGATTCTCTCTTTGTCTAGTTTCTGAGTTATTACCTCAGTATAGTAGTGTTTAGGCACTCTCTCTTCTTCTATTATTTGAAGAGTAGCTCTTTCTACTATCTTAATTGGATTGAAATCACTATAAGTAGGCATAGTATCAGATTCTTCTCTAGCATCTATGACAATCTGCTTTACTCTTTTCCTAGTGTACTTCATTTTCTTTATAGCATTATCAACCTTGGCTTTATATTCCGTAGCCATGTCTATCTTTTTACTTAAGCTGTCATAGAAGAAATGTACTCCATCTTCTTTTCTAGCCATTTCCCAATATAGTTCACCTAGTTTTTCATCTATCTCTTTTTCAGTAAGCTCAAAGCTTTCTTTAGTTAAAGATATATCACTAGCTATCTCTATAAAGGTTCTTTTCTTTTTCTTATCCGACATTTCCTTCTCCTTGTATTCGTTTTAGCTGAACTCCATGAGGTCTTAACATTACTTTTAGATTTTCTTTCTCTCTATTAGCTTCTGTCTTAACAATCATTTCTTGTATCTCACCTGCATCATTCTTTCTAGCCTTTACAGATAGTAATTTAGATGCATTGTAAGCTATTCTAAATGAACCTCTAGCTGAGGCAATATTCATGCCTTCACCAAAAGCTTGTTTAGTTATTTCACTAATAGCTATCACTACTACATTATTTTTAATAGCTAATTCAGTTAAAGCTCCAGCAACCTCTTCCATTTTCATATTTAAGTCTCTATGTTTAGAAAGCATTAAACCCATATGGTCAACAACTACAATCTCAGGTTTCTGACTTAACATATCAACTCTTCTTTCAAGCTCTACTGGATAACACGGAGCAAAATCTACAGTTAACCATTTTAAACTACTTGTTAAATCAGTTTTACCTGATAGTATGTTATGCTTTATCTCTTCTTCTGTCCAACCTTTCTCTATTTGTATAAAACGTTGAAAGATTTGTCTTGGAGCCATCTCCATCTCTAAGAAATAAGTTGGTCTTTTTAATGCATTCACCCAATTTTGTACTAACATAGTTTTCATACATTTAGGTGGAGCTTGTATAACAACTACTTCACCAGGATATAAAGGAAAATCTTCTCCATATATTTCTCCTAGATTAATAGGTTTTACATCAGAATTTAACCAGTTTATCATAACTTGTTCCATATCTGTAGCACTCATCATAGTTTGAGATTTCTTAGCTTTAAATAACTTGCATGTAGATTTACAGTATTTATCCATCACTGCATCCTTACAGCCATATCTATAGCCCTTACCATTATGACCTTTATAGCAATCAGTTACTATTTTGTCCATTTCACTTTCATTAAAAGGATTGTCTTTTGTAGTTACTCTTTGCCTCCAATCTTCCATTATTAGTCTTACTACTTTTTCAGGATATCTCCATCTTAACCACGCAGCAACTCTTAAAGCAGTAGCATGCCTACTACCATATACAGCACCTTCTAGCATTTGAGATATACAAGGAGCATTAGCAGGGTCAGGATTCATACCTAGATTTTCTTGATATTTTACCGTTTTCTTTTTAACTTCTCTCTCCATTATATCAAATACAGGGTCGCAATGTAATTTTTCAGGTTGTTTATCTCTTCTAGGTTTCTTTGCCAGTTCTTGTATTTCTTGCGAACTAAGCATATTAAACTCATCTTCAGTTAAATGAATTTTCCACAATCTAGATTTAGTATTAAGAGTATTATTTAACCTTATAATCCTAGTCTTATCAGTCACGGAAACATCAGCATAATTAAATATACCATGCTTTAATAACTCATCTTTTAACTTTAGGTGTAAGTTTTCTGAAGGCTTCCATTTAAATGCTTTATCAGGAATACCTACATGAAATCCTCTACCGCTAAAGTATATATTATAAGGCACGTTTTTATTCTTTAATATTGATAACAGTTTTAATGTTTTGCTTTTAGCTGTTGGAACATCGTTACCATCTACATCTAGAAGAAATTCACTTGGCATATAAATTATACCATCATAACCTGATAATGTTTTGTTTTCTTCATAATAAACTTCTACATCTTTATCATAGGAAAATAAAGATATAAATGTATCTTTAGATAAGTATTCCCATTTACCAGATTGATTAGAGTCCATGAAGTGATGTCGGTTACTAAAACCGAACGCAAATTCTCTTATCATATTGTCTCCTAGGTTAATAAGAGAGCCTCACATATTCCTTTGCCTAATCAGACGAGTTCCAAACTTAATTGGACGATTTCTGTGTAAGGACTTACAGGACCAGTTATTGGCTCTCTTATATTATTGTGTGTTAATTAAAATACATCGTCAACAGATTCTGCACTTACAGCCTGTTTACGATTATTGATATATCTTTCAGCAGATTGTTTCATTCCTTCAATCTTTTCTGTTGTGATATTGTCAATTGCATTTTGGAAGGGAGTAGCTGGTACTACTTTTTGAGCTACTTCAGTATACCCATTGCCATTTTTATAGAAAAGAACTTGTAGATTCTTTCCTTGTAAAGCCATTGGGCTATCATCTATTTTGATAGATTTTTTACCATCTGATTCATTTTCTTCAAGTATTTCTGGGTTAGAATAACGAAATAGATTAGCTATGCTAAACTCTTCGCCATCTTTGTTTTTAGCTTCCCATACTCTACATTTTAAGTTATCAGGATATCCTTCAAACCTCAAATCATAATAAAGAGAACCGTTATAATCCCCTTTCTCTGCTTTACTTACAGTTACTGATTGCCATCCTTCTGGATAGCTGCCACCACTTGATTCTTTTAGCGTTATCGCCATAACATTTATCTCCTATTTTAATGTGTTTAAACTCATTGTTTTACCGCTTCCAGGTTCTCCTATGATTAATATCTTAGCAGAGTCCCATCCACTTTCTTTTACAGCATTGAATATAGCGTTATAGTCTTGAGGAATTTCATTGTCCAATAGATTACTTCTATCTTTTGCATGACAATAATGTTCATCACGACCTGTGACCCATACATATTCTCTACCGTCTTTCTTTTTATTGACCTTCGTATAAAATACAAAGTCAAACCATTTACCAACATCTATCTTAGTTGAGCCTTCAATATAAGGCATAACTCTCATTACTCCATTCTCTCTATCTTCTTCATATTTGCAATGACAGTTTACAATAAGACTAGCTGGTATTTTATTGGTAAACGAGAAGAAATTATCTAATCCATTCTTCAGCTTACCCCATTGTTGTAGCTTTAATGCATCAGCGCTGCCTTTTAATTCTCTAGCATATTGCTTAGCCATTTCACTACCTGTGTCTATCACCAAACAATCGACACTAGTTCCTTCTTTAGCAACTACTTTCTTTATCTTTTGTTTGATTTTAACACCATCAACATCAACCTCAGTCTCTACATTTTGGACAGACCATATCTGCTTTATAAATTCTCTAAAACTAGAAAAATCATTAAAGCTTAATGGCTGATATCCAAACTTTTCTTTGATTGATGTCTTACTTCCAAGGGTCTTGTACCCATTCTCTAAATCTACATAGAGTGTTTTCATGTAAGATATCTCCTATTTTATGTGATTTTTAACGCTTATAAATATACGAATATTCTATGAATTTTCTATGTAATATCTTGCGTGTTTACTACCACTTTTATTGTCTATTAATTCAGTCTTAATATCATAACCTCTATCACGTAAATCTTTTATGATAGCACCTAATCTTATAGTGTTAAACTTACTTGGAGGATAGCAATCAAGCTGTGTTAGTTTGCCTCCACCTTGTAAATGTTTTAATATTAAACTGCATTTACTGCCTTCTTTAAAGAATCCTACTTTTCTCAAAGTACCATCTTTATTTACTTTAGCAGCTCTTCCTCTAAATTTAACATTTGGATGCTCTGCTTGTTTTCCATAGGAGCCTCTTGGTCTCCCTCTATCTTTTCTTGTTTTCATTTTGATTCTCCTTATTGTTTATTATAATGTACCGTTCTCACCTTCTTCACCTACATAATCAGCAGGTCTTTTCATAGCAGGTGCTTTCTTAGCTGGTTCATCTGTTTCATTTTGTGGTAATCTAGCTTTATTAGCCATTTCTTTAATATAATTCTCTAGCTTTTTCTCTACACTTATACCAACTTCTTCAATAACAACATCAGATTCCTGATAATCGTCTATTCCACTCATAAATACTTCAAAGCTATCACTATTATCGCTATAGTCTAAACAAGGTTTATCACAATATAATGTATAGTTATTTAAACTCTTTTCTAGCTCTTCCCACACTATATCAAGTATCTCTTCTACAGATATTTCTGCTGTTTGAGTTGTAGTCTCTGTTATTTCTAACGTTACATTACTTTTATTTATTTCCATCTTCTTTCTCCTTTTGTTGTTTTTCTTTTAGAATCTTTAAATCAATTTCAGGTATTGTTTCCATACCTAATATTTTATATATCTTATCAAGAGTTTCTTGACCACTGCTACTCATTCTGTCATATTCCCATCCTAAGTCATCAGCTAAGTCTATTAGTTTATCTGTCATATCTTGATATTGGTGTAATAACGCATCTTTATTAAAGCTTGCTTTTTGTTCAGGACTCATCCATCTATTCTCCTTATTAGTTTCCAATCACCTATTTGTAATACATGTTTTATTATCTTATGCTGTACTTGAGCTGAATCAAGTTCACCATCTTCCCATAAATCCTCATCTTCTATTTCTTCGAATTGTTCACTAGCAGCATTTATATATGTATTTAATTCCATGTTATTTTTCCTCCTCAACAGGTGTAATTGCAAAAGCTTTCTTAGTTTTTTTATCATATCCAAAGAATACTCCAGCACCATTACCTTCATAATCTCTTGATGGATATATTACTGTACCATTATCTAATTCAAGAGCTACTATATTATCATCAGTTAAATCATAGTCATTCCAGCCTTCATTAGACAGCTCTTGTTTTGTCATATTTCTTATTTTAGTTATTTTAGTTCCCTCTTTCATCTTCCATCTCCTTTTTTCTTATTGTCCAATATGTTTTAGCATCTACATTATTCTCTACAACATAATCCAGTTCATCTAAGTCAGGAACATTTGCCATATCATAGCCTAGCTCCCAACCATAATTCTCAAGCCAATCATTTAAATAGTCTTTCATTCTTCCCATTACAGTCTCCTCATATATGTTTGTAAAGCTTTTATACCATAAAATAGTATAGCTATATACATTAAAGACTGTATTATAAACAATATATCATATATTATGCTCATCTTATCTCCCTTCATTTATTATGTAGTCAACATGATTGTAGACCTCAACTCTTCCTTGAGTCTCAGCCATATCTTTTAAAAATCTTTTACCAATAGCTCTAGTTAATCCTACTTTATCACAATATTTATCTAGTCTATCTTCTGGTATTTCCATTCTATATTTAATCATTATTCTTATCATCATTCCTCCGTTTATTTAAATTTGATAGGTGAGAGCTGAGCACTGCAAGTAGTTTTCCTCTCTTTATGTCTCTATAACCACGTCTGGGAACTATCTCTTAGTACATTGGCTGCAGCCTTCTCTCTTGAGATTGTGTTTTACGCTCGTAGACACCTAATAGGTAGCTATAATGAGGCTTAGTCTCATCCAGATGAGTTTCTCCTAAGCTCTGATAA